CCGCCGTTACAGCGCCCGCCGCGAAGTTCGGACCCGTCACCAGATAGTTCAACTGGATGTAGCGGTTGTTCGGGTTGAGGCGCGGCACGTCGATCTTGAACAGCTGGGAGGCAGTCGTGATGTTGGTGCCGGTGATGCCGCCGGATTCAGCTACCGTAATCCAGCCCGTGGTCGCGGAGTTCGTGGACACCTGGAACTGGACGTTGAGCGTCGCCGTGCCGCTGAAGGCCGTGGTGGGCTGCACGTAAAGCATGAGCGTGCTGCCTTGCCCCATGCCGACGCCCATGTCGCGGGCGACGGACAGGTCGATGATGTTGGTGCTGGCGCGGGTCGAAACGATTGCCGCAGCCGTATCCAACAGGTAGTTCTGGTCGATAAACATGACTGGTTTCTCCTGTATGTTGGCCGATTAGACGATGCGGGATTCGGTGTTCAGAATCGCATCGACCGTGCGGATGGGGATGCCACGGAAGGTGGTGACAGCCTTGCCATGCCACTCCTCGAACTTGAGCAGCACGTTGGTCTTATTGACAGCCTGGATGTCAAGATACGTGCGCACCGTCCGGTTGCAGTAGATGACGGTTTGGCCCTGCATACCCACCATCGGCGAATCGCTGGACTGTTCAGTCGATGCACCGACAGGAGCGGTCGGCAGACGATGGACGCCACGAATCAGCGCGTTGATGAGGTTGGGCGGCGACGCGGTGGTCAGCGCCGAAACGTCGATGTTGCAGATGCGCACCACGTAGCGCCAGTCGCGCACCGTGAGGCCAATGTCCCACTTGTAGTGGGTCGTGTAGGCCTCGTAGCGGTTGTTGTTGGCGTCGTAGGCGGGCACGATGTCACCCTTATCGACGTGCTGGATACCGGCCTTGCTGCCCTTCGGGAAGATGCCGTGGCAGGTATTCGGGCCCCACGTCACTATCCAGATCGACGTGTTGATGGACTGCGTGCCCTGCGCGTCGATCACGTTGGCCGCAGTCTGCGCGGTCGCGGTGGCCGTGGTGTTGTAGCGCGGAGCCAGACCCATGAAACGTTCCGGGTTCACCGACGTATTGCCGTAGATGAACGTGGTGGCTTGTTGCTGGTTCATGCCTTCCAGGAACGCCATGTCCTCCGACAGCCGGAACTCGGCGCTATTGCCGTTCAGGTCAGCCAGAGCCTTGTCGATCACGCTGTAGGTTTCCAGCATGCCGCAGTTGTCCGTGACCTGCGCGGTGGTGCTGCGGGTCGCAGGAACGCCGTAGTTGAGCAGACGCCACGTCGCCGAGGGAAGGCCGGTGCGCACGGTCGTCTTGTGGCCTGTCGGCAGGTTGCCTTCCATGGCACGCATGTCGTCCAGGATTTCGTTCTGCTGAGACAGAAGGTTGATGATCGTATCGACCTTGCCTTGCGGGTCAACACGCTTCGCCCAGTCACCGTAGGTGAGGGCCAGACCGCCTAATACTGCCATGATGGATTACTCCTTTGTCAGTTCGTCATATGCGCTCTCCTTCGTTCTCGTCGTCCGGTTAGGCCGTGTAGGTGTGCCAGTAGCGGATCGTCGGTTTACGCGGGTTAGGTTTTGCCTTGGTTCGGATAGAGCACTTCAGCCGGGTTGTTGGTGTTGACCCCGACCGGTCCATTGCCCTCCACATGCTGGCCACTTTCCGTGGTGAGTTTGGCCATGCGATAGAAGAGCCTGATGATTTCCGGGTTGTTGCCAGCGCCCGTGAAGTTGAACGCCTCCCGGATTTTTGCCGCCTGCTGCCCACCAATGGAGTCTATGGCCTTGGCCATCGTGCTCTTCACGGTGTCCTGATTAGCGCCCCCGATTTCCGGGTCCGCCGCTACATCCTTCTGCCACTGAACCTGCGTGTCACGCCACAGGTTGTAGGGAGCCTCCGTCGCCGTTTTCATGAGCGACGTGTGCATGTCCATGAGGGATTGCGCTTCCTCCTGAGACAGGCTCTTGGAAGTCGCGAAATCCTTGAAATTCTTCATCACGGTCTCGTCAACCTTGAAGCCGTCGGGAACCGTGAAGTCCTTGTATTCGACGGCAGCCGAGGCCGTGGTTGATGCCGTGGTCGTAGTGCTGGCAGTAGTGCTTGCCGTATTGACCTGTGCGCTTGCAGTATCGGCTACTGCGGTCGTGGCTGACGCTGAGGCGGCAGGTTGCGCCGTCGCGTCGGCAACGATGTTGGAAACGGGCGCGGGTGCCGTGGTTTGGGTGTCCGCGCCTGCGGGTGCTTCAGCCATTGAAATTCTCCTTGTTCATCAAGAAATACTCGTCGGGATGGCGGGTCAGCAGGTCACTCATGATTTGCTGGCCGATCATCTGCGCGCCGAGGTTGAAAAAGGTATGCGAGTTGCCCGTCATGGCATTGGCCATGGGCTTGCATTGCTCAAGCAGCGAATACAGCCATGCCCTTCCGTTCGCCGTGGTGACGAGCTGCTTGAGTCCGTCCAGCCTCGCCTGTTCGCGCGATTGCTGGCGGGCCGTGCGCGCCTTGACCTGGCGCTCGTCCCCGGCGTTGTAGGGAGCGGTCTCAGGCTGCGACACTTGACTGCTCCTGAGCGATGCGCTGCTTGGCGGCTTCGACGCCAGCCTGGTTGAACTGGTCGCCGATGCGGTAGACCATCTGCCCGATGTGGCCGATTTCCTTGGACAGGTCAACGTCCATCCACACCGAGCATCCGGCGGCGCGGGCGGCATCGCAGAAATAGTAGTCCTCGCCGATCACGCCTTCGGCGTCCGTGCCGCCTTCCTCAACGAACACTTCACGGAAATAAGGGCGCTTGAGCCTCTTGAACACGTTCATGTTGATGAGCATGCAGCCGGTTGGCAGCCCACGGACTTCAATGCAGCCGGTATTCACTTCCAGAGGCTTGTTGTCCAGCGTGCGCCCCAGCACGTCATGCGGCGGCACGCGCTTGGTATAGGCGGCTCCCACGATGTCCTTGTTGTGGGCGAGCAGGCGGCGCAGCGTGTCCTGCGGGAACACCATGTCGGAGTCCAGGAACAGCAGGTGCGTGCAGTTGAGGTCGATGGAGAACTTCACGCCGTTGTTGCGGTTGACCACGATCAGCGAGCCCTTGCACGAAATCAGGGCGATGCCAGCGCCTGGGTTGTTGCACATCGAGGCCAGCGCCAGCATGAAGTCGGCATGCACCATGTCGCCGCTCGGGATGCAGATACCAACGCGAGCGGGCTGACCCTGAAGCGGGATGATGGGACGCGCGGCCTTCGATTGCGCGAGACGATGCTGAAGCCCTTTATCCAATCTCAATCTCCTTGTGTAGTGTGTTGAGATACGCTGGCATACGCCGCCGAGTGCGGCAGATACATTTCCATGAAGTCCTGCGCGTCCTCGGCGCGCGAGAAGCGCAAAGCCTTCTTCTTGTCGTCAGACCATCCGCCAACCGGAGAGCCGAGTTCGCGCCCCACCTTGCACGAGTAGAAGGTCGGGAATCCGTCGTCATTGCGGGTCAGCAGGAAGTAGCTCATTTCTTGCCCTGGTTGGGATATAGTTTTTTGGCAGCATCGGCAGCCACGAAGTCTTGGCCCACAGACGGCTTGATGCCAACCTTCTTGGCGAACTTTGGGTTATGGGCCACGGCTTCCATGAGCTTGTGCTGCTTTGCGGATTTGCTTGGCATCAGTGCGCCTTTCTGCATTGTCCGGTCATGGGGTCGCAGACCAGTTTGGGCTTGCCAGGCATGGTCACGATCAGGCGACCATCCTGCGGGATGATGCCAACCTCGCTGTTGTAGCCAGCGGGCAACGCGCAAACGTAGCGGCCACCGGCACGCGCCACACCCCAGCCGCCAGTCGCGGAACAACGCATCACGCTGCATTCGACCAGTTCAGGCTCGCTGATGATCCCGCCAGCCGATGCGGGGCGTTGGTTGATCTGACCGGGGCGAATGATGCGACCGCTCATGCTGATCCCCCAGCCATTGCTTGCAACGCATTGATGCCGCCGCCTACGTCCGTCTTGCTCAGGGTCTGAGCCCCCTGCACGGCGGCCATGGCGTCTGCTCCCTGCTGCTGCGCAGCCATAGCCTGAGCCTTCTGCTGACGGATTTTCATGACCTGGGCGATGGGCCGCATGATCTTGGGCGACACACCGAGGAGGTCAGCGTATTCGTTGATTTCCTCGTCAAAGTCCACGAGGTCAAGAACGTCCGGCACGGAACCCGCCAGAGCGCCGACCATCTGGTTCAGGCGCTCGATGCCAGCAGTAAGCGCGGCCTTCTGGGCTTGCGCCAGCATGGAGATGTATTCGGTCTTGATGTGCTGGCCGCGAAGGTCGGGCGGAATCGGCGGCAGGATGGATTGGCCGCGAACACGGGCGCGAAGCATGATGTTGAATACGCGGTCAATCGCGGGGTCTAGCGCCTCGTTCATGAAGCGTTCGAGCACAGGCCCCAACTGGATAAGCTTTTCCTCGCGGCGGGCATCGATCTCGGTAGCCGTGCGCACGGTATCGAGCTGGGAAATCATCATGAAGAGGTCGTTGAAGAACGTGGTCTTGATGCGCCCCTGAATCTCCTGCATGTCCTGAATCATATATTGCAGGTCGGGCTTGACCTCGTAGACCGGTTTCATACCCACGCCCTGCGCGTTAGCGACGTAGGTGACGCCGCCCGGCAGAACGGAGGCAGGTTCGTTGCGCAGCGCGGTGTCGGCGACCAGCGGCGGATTGACCTGCTTGTCGATGCCCTGGGCCTTGCGCTTCTGCATGAGCTGCAACTGCTTGACATCGCCCAGCGCGTCCATGCCTGGACAGCGGCCATAGGCGCTGTTGCCAACGATGTCCCATCGGGGAGCGACCAGAGGGAATTCGTGGAAGCCGCGAGCCGACAGCACGAGTGTCTGGTCCGATCCTTGTTCCCAGTAGACTTCCCGATAAGGCATGGACTTCGGCACCAGAGGATAGATCATCTTGCCGCTGCCGTCATCAATCGGGTCGTTCGGCTCGATGGCGTGGCACACGATCTTCTCGCGCGACAGTCCAGCCTGCCCCGTGCGGTATGAGCCCTGCACGTCTGGCGAGCAGTTCTCGATTCCGAACTTCTGGACCATCTGCTTGACCGTCATCACGAACTCGCGATAGCCGGTGTCGATCTGCATGCGCTCGTTGTTGGCGAGGTAATACTCACCGCACGCCCAGTTGTAGCAGCGGATGACGTCGTCAAAGTCCTCGTAGATCGTCAGCGGTGCAGTCCCGCACCAGCCGAGGTCCAGATACATCGTGGCTAGCGCGTTATAGAAATTGCTCTCGGCGAATACGGTGAGCATGCGGTCAGTCACTTCGGCCAGCCACAGCTTGACTCCGGGCTTGTTCGCCAGGTCCTTGTTGTCGAGCGTCAGGCGAAACCAAGGACGGCCAGGGCTTGTAATTCCAGCCATCATGCCAGCCGCCATCACGCGCAGGGCAATCGTCCCTGTGTTGTCGATGATCTTCTGGTTGATGGGCGAGCCACGATTAGCCTGGTTCGTGGTGATGAGCCACTTGTAGCGATACGGCAGCAGGTAGTCGGACACGTCGCGCCAATGCACCCACCACGAGTAGCGGTCCACGCGCAGCCCACCCATGTTGCCGTCGAGGTGGGTGCGGAGCTGCTGAACTCCGATGGGGTAGCGAGACGCCGACATGCTTTAGTCCTGAGCGCCTTCCTGCGTGTCGTCGGACGGCGACGGCCCCGCGTCAGGAGTCGGCTCGACAGGCGCGGGGTCCGGCGTAGGCTCGGGCTCACTGGGCACGGGGGGCGCGGCGTTCGCGATCACGGCTTCACGAATGCGCCGGTCGATGTCGCGCTGCGTGTCGTCGGGGTCCAGCCGATAGCTCCATTGCGCCTGCAATGCGTTGTGTTCTGCGATCAGTCCGGCAATCGTGTCGTCATACGCGCTCATGATTTCCTCGCGAAGTCAGGGTGAAGGGTCGCCAGCCTCACGGCCAGCACGATGCGTTTCAGTGGAAACGGAATCAGCATGTCAGCTCCCAAGGAGGGTCTTGTTGGCGGTATTCGCGGTGCCCGTCACGCCTTGCGGGCCTGTCGCGATGGTGGAAGCAGCGCCTGCTCCGGCGGCTGCCTTGGCCTTTGCAGCGGTTGCGGCTTGGTCCACCTGCACGCTCTGATACGTGGTAGGCGCTGCTGTCGCAGGCGGAGGCGGAGGCGGCGTCACAATGGTCGTGTTACCGCCGCCGCCACCGAAGCCAGGCAATGCGAAACTCTTAATCATCGAGCCCATCACGCCCTCTCAAACGGGTTGTATTCGGATTTGACGCCACGCGGCTTTTGCATAGCCGTCGGCTGGCAGGAATCGCTGGCACCAGGCTGGCCCTCGCGAATACCGCAATACGAGCAGGTGCGCTCTCCTTGCCCAGCAACGAGGTCGAAGACATGGCTACGCATGGGCGAAGGGATCGTATTCATGGGTGACGTGTTGGTTGCGATCGGTGACGCCAGCGCGGCCTGCATGGCTGTTGGGCTGCACGGGATAGGCGAAGGTCAGCGCCAGGGCGTCTGCCATGTCGGGGCTGGCGAGTCCACGGCGTTTCAGGTCGGCCTTTGATTCGAGCAGAATGGCGTCCTTGCCGTCGCGCAGGACGTAGCCGTATTCCACGCTCGTCAGGTCGGCTTTGAGGTCGGGGTCAGCGACGACTGCGCCGCCCTTCAGCCATTGCCGCATCATGCCCCACATCTCGGCGCGCTTGTTGGCATAGGTTGCGGCGTCGTCACCATCGGCCAGCCGGTCTGCTTTGGCACCGAATTGCACGTCGATCACGGGCATCTTCAGTTGCCGGAGACGATCAACCACACCAGCGCCAATACCGCCTCCGTCCACAAAAAGCGCGTCAGCCCGCAGCGCTTGAAATTCCGCAGCCACACGCGCGGCAACCTGCATGGTGTCGAGGCCGCGAAGCTTGATCGGTTCATGCGTGCGCCCATCGCGTCCCTTTCGGAAATAGATGACAGTCATGTCGTCTCCGAAGCGTGCGACATCAACGCCCATGACCAGCGGGTCGAAGATGTGGGCATCGGCTTCGCGCGCCGCCGCTTCCTCGACCATCTCGGCACCGATGAACTGCATGGAGCCTGCGCGCGGAAAGTCACCCTTGACGCGAACGCGCACGAAATCTGAATCCTCGCCGTAGTCGGCGATCCACTTCGCGATCTGCTCCTTGTTCGTCATGCGTGCCGTGCGGCTGTCAACCTTGTGGCATTTCCAGCGATGACGGAAGCGGTTGAAGCATTCCTTGAAGCGGCCTGTGTTCCGCGTGGGATTACCTGCTACGAGCCAGATGATCTGTGTGTCGGTATCGGTCAGCGCGCCCTCGGTCGTCTCCCAGATGATGTCGTCAATCGCCGAGCCTTCATCGAAGGCGACGAAGATACGCTTGCCCTGGTTGTGGAGCCCTGCGAAGGCTTCCGTGTTGCGCTCGCTCCACGGCACCATGTCGATACGCCATGTCTTTTCGTGCGCCGGGTCTTTGGCATGGATGCTGGTCGCGGTGAGCGTGAACCAGTGCTTGCACAGCAGCATGCGATACCACTTCGCGACTTCAGGCCAGGTCTTGGTCCGGAGCTGGGCATCGGTGTTGGCGGTTACGACGCCGCGCGTATCCTCGTGCGTTGACATCGCCCACAGCACGAACCATGCGATCAGCGCAGACTTGCCAGGTCCGTGGCCAGATGAAATCGCAACCTGCACGGCCTCGCCAACCGTGATGAGGCCATCCTCGACATCCTGCAAAACCTTCTTCTGCCACTCGTCGGGTCCGGCGTGATTCTTGAGTTCGCCCTCCTCGCCCCACGGGAAGGCTTTCATGACGAAGCGATACGGCTTCTTCCAGCACGAAGCCATCATCTCGATCAGCTCCTGCTCAAGCTCTGCCCGTGTGGGCTTAGTCGCGCTCACGCGCACCCCCCATGCGTTCTGATAAACGGTCGCTGATGTCGTGCTCGACTGAGACGTTCTGGCGATAGCGGTCAGGCTTGTGACCGCGCAGCAGAGTATCCATCAAACGGTCTGAGTAACGTCGAATAACACCGCACTGCTCACCCTTGTGGAATACCGGCTCGTCTACGCCTTCGTATGCTCTGCGACGCGCCTCGAATTCCAAGTCGTCAGCAGCCTCGGCTATTGCCTCATCCCACGCCAGCGAGAAATCAGGATGCTCTTTCTTCCGCTCGTATGCAGCAGTCGGTGAGACGTTGATGAGTCTGCATGCAGCGGATACGTTCGCAGTCTTGCGGATGTGCTCGATGAATTTCTCTTCCGCCTGCGGGGTAAACTTTAATCGGTTCACCATCACCGATACTCCATCGGTTTCCACGGCGAGTTATGCCACGAGCATTTCGTCGGCTTCTCGAAAACGGGAGCGATCTGCTGCGCGGACACTAGGGTGCCATTGCGGAGGTGGTAGAGCAGCTTGTAGCGGGACTTGACCTGCGGAGGGACTGCGGTGATGCCAGCGATGACGGAAGTGAGTCCTTTCGCCTCGCCTTCGATGACGAGGACCGATTGCCCGATGACGAACTCGAAGTCCTGTGTTGCGCTCTGCATGTCGGCGGAATCCGATGTCGTGATGCGCGGGATTCTGCGACGTGCGGCGCTGAAAATCAACAGTTTTTTAATGACTTGTAGTCGTGTTCCTACGGTAGTTTATGAGGTCTTCATAGGGCGAATTGTCGGCTGAGTCTTACGTGATTTCGTTTTTCAAAGGACGGCCTTTCAACAGCCAGAAATGCTCAGGGCAATACCATGGACCGCCCCCGAGGGTTGAATCGCTGAGGCTGCCTCGTTTGCCACAGACGCGTCCGTGGTCGTTGAACGGGCAGTTGAGATCAATGGCTGGCTGGTCGTTTCTGATGTCCTTGAAAATCACTCCACAGCCGTCGCACTCCTTCGAGCCTGTCGCGTTACGCGCACCGCATTTCGGACATTTCATGCCGTCACCTTTCTGACTTTAGCCCAGTCATCACGAACACAATTTTTGAAGGCCTGGTCCCAATCCGCGTAGAGCTTCCCGTTGGCCCTGGCATAGCCGACGAAGAAGATCAGGTGGGCTCTGACCTGAGTTTCTCCACGCTTCTCAAGCCAAGCCGTCATCTCAGGGCTGAAGGGGTCTCCGAAGTTTTCGGGGATTTGAGTGCGAGCGCGGGTTGTTTTAGGTTTTTTTGGTATGGCATGGGGGTGGTATGGTATGGGGGTGGGGTTAGACTCACTTGCCGAACTCTTGTTAGGCAAATGCTTGGCTCTTGCTTGATACCCTCTTTTCCCTGCCTCTGATCTCGCGTGACTGATAACTTCAGCTTTCTCGATTTCTTCATGTATCCTTTTGTTATAAAAGCCATCTTCCATCTTTACGAAGAATTTTATGAGGACGTAGCGCAACGCTTCGATTTCATCAGCTGATCGGCAATTGCATACCCCCGCGCATTCCTGCTCGTCCAAAGGCATTGGTCCCTTGGAGTCCCAGCAGTGCATCAGCGCCAAGACGTAGACACCGTGCCGCAGCGGCGTGAGATGGCGGGTATCCCGCAGGTAGTCCCCCGTGTAAAGGGGCATGTAGGCGAAGCTCATTTTGTTTTTCTCCCAAGCTGTTGAAGGGTGTCGGTAAGTCCGTTCGCTGGCCAGCGTTGGGAGACACCGCCAGCGAGCCGAACAACCCCTGCGCAGGAGCTGTCCCGACAACTCGATTTTGCTCGTAGGTTATGTCTTACGTCAAGCCTTTTCTCCTATGGGAATATGGGGCGCTTCGAGCTTCATTTTATGGCCGAGCAGCACGAGTTCAGCATTGTTTTTGAGAGCGAGCTTTTCAAGAAGCCTGGTGCGGTACGTGGAGACCGTCTTGACCGAAATGCCGAGCATGACGCCAATCGCGGTGACGCGATGGCCGTAGGCGAGATAGCGGAAAACCTCCTGCTCGCGGCGCGACAGATGCAGTTCCTTGGACATGATCTAATCCTTTCACGATATGGGAATACGCCTACATTGTGGAAGGACTATTGCTGACCGTCAAGGCAAAAAAAGACCGCCCGAAGGCGGCCTAAAGCCCCACTCGCCGGGCCGCAGGGAGGAGCGCGGCATGGATGGCGAGCGCAGGCAGTATCGCATGCCGCTTGACGACATGCAATCGTTATGTTTACTATTACGCCCCATGGAACCAGACCGCGAAACCTTGGAGAAACACCGCGATTGCGCGGGCGCATTTCTGGGCGGAGCTGCGCTGGTGACGCTCATGGACTACGCCGCCGGGTCAGAGCATCTCTTCATGCCCTGCGTGATCGTCCTGTGCGCGGCTGGCTACTACTTCGGCATGGTGGGAAAGGCACCGCCTACGCGATGAGCGCCGTCGGTAATGCCTTGGAGATATTGCGCGATATTGAGCGCTTTGAATGGCTGGCGTCGTTCAAATGCTGCGATCTGTCGATCAGCCATAACGATCATCACGCTTCCTATCTGACGGCAGCGCAGGCTATCGCGATGCCTATGAACGCCGACGATTTCCATGGGGTCAGCGCTGAAGAACTGGATGTCATGGTCCGCACTGACGAAATCTGGATACTCTACGTCTATCCGGACAATCCCAACGGCAGCTACAGATTCGTCGGCGCGTCACTCCGGAGCGTCGTGGATAAGGCTATGAAGCATTTTTCTCCCAACACTGCGACATCATGAGCGAAATTCTGACCGCAAGCGAGATCGAGCGTCGGTGGCGCGAAGATGTGCCACGTTCCGAGCATTACCAAGCCGTCCAGAAGGCGATTGACAGATTGCTTGAGCCTTACATCGTAGCTACGATTGCCGCTTTCCGGAAGCATCAGGAGGAACAGAAATGAGCATCTCCCTCGAAGAACTGCGCCGCATAGCGGGTGAGCCGGAGAAGGAGCCGCTTTACGCGCAGGCGTATCTCAAATCCTGTGTCCGCCGCGCCGTCGAAGAAATCGACTACCTGCAAGCCTCTCGCCAGCGCGTCTGCCGCCACGCGAATCTTCAAGCCACTCCCGAAGCCTGGCACTGCCATGACTGCGGGGCTCTCCTCGACATCCACGAAAACCATGAAAGGCCGATAGCAGCATGATCGCTTTGCTGCGCCGCCTGTTCAGGCATCGGCACTCATGGTTCCCTGTGTATGATGCGAACGGTTTTACCGGAAGATTTATCTGTTGCGAATGCCATAAAACGCGAGGATGTAACGAGTGAGCACAGCCCCCAAGCCCTGCGCCGTCCACATGCGCATCTATGCGCCGAAGGAAGG